GAGACAGCACAAGGAGGAGAAGAAAACATCGTCAACAGACGGCCATCGACACACTTAATTGACCAATATTGTTCGGTATATAGGTACAGAAAATAGTGTGATACGATAATCCGAATATATATCATAAGATTTGTAGATTAGTAAGAGGTGTAATAGACGTTAAAACGTACTGATAATCACCCAAATGTACGAAATACAAATTTATGATGGACTTTCTGACCAGTCAAGCGACAGTCAAGAATTGTATCGGGTGGATTTTCAGTCCCCTGATGACAGTTGGATCCCCGACAGGATCACTAGAAACAACATTTTGCGGACAAGACACAGCATCCAGAAACGGATCAAAGCACCAGTCCTATACTACCTGGGATTGTTTGTCGCGGCAATACTTATGTGGTTCTGTTGTGGTAGACAAACTAGAACGCGCGAAGCGCGAAGTAACGCCTCGAATGACAGAACGGTTCCAAGACGTGCCAACCCAAGAAGAGCTAGACGCGTTGACAGAAATGCAGCGCGACCTGTACCACGACGGGCTGCGCGTGTTTGTGAGAGGGAAAGGTCTCATGACATCCCAGCAACATCAGAAATACCTCTCATCTCGTCTGGAGAGGAGTACTCGGTCTCCGAGGAAGAAGCGCACCCAAGATCAGGAGTTGGCGAGTGGATCTAAGACCGACGAGGAGCATGCTGCAGAGGATGAAACACCAGATCGAGTCAAGCGCGATGAGAACGAGAATAAATTCTTTTATTCAGACACGATACCGGTAAAATGTATGGGTGTTTCGACAATGCAGTGTGCCAGAGAAACGGATCCAATGCCATGGAGCCCGACCTTCCAACTAATGGCCAGTAGATTAAACGATCCAGCCGCGACTGGAGTCTTAGCAGCGGTAGTCAAAGGTCCAAATGTACGTGATGCAACAGCATGGACTTCGCTGGTAAAATCAATAATGCTGCGTCAATCTACACGTTACGAGCTGGCTGCAATGATACGCGTGTTATGTATGGCTCTATCACTGGCAGATGAATCATATAAGCTAGACCCAACACCAATAAGATTCATCAGAAATGAACACAAAGTGACCTATGATGGCCAAGTAATACGTGAAAAACCTGGGTTTGATGCGGGCGAATACCAGGTAATAGCAATGCCCATTGATGTGTTCATAGCCTTGGCAAATAACTCCTGTTTCGAAAATGCGCCTCACGGATTTGAATATAAGGATTTGGACATAGGATGGACGGCTGTCCCTGTGTCATCGGACATCGCTAATTTTGATACACTGATTCCCTATCTCGCAGCATTCTTAACATCTGACCTTTGGAGTGGGACGGTGAACCAGCATTACAGCATAGAGTATCAGAGCGATAATATACGGCGGAGGTTCGATGAGACATGGATGCCATGTGTAAATAGTGTAAATATACCTGGACAGAAACGAGCGGCGTTGATACTTATAGATGAAACATCAATGACCACTCAAAACTTTGTGAAATTAACTACCGGACAACAGTTTATAAACGTGCCGATATGGAAAGGGAATAACAACGTGGTTCCAGTCAATTGGGGGAACTTGTGGCGTGCATACTGGAATACCAATAACATCAGCAAAATACGTCACACGGCTTTGCTCGCGCATGAAAAAATCTGTACACGTATGGGTGTCGGGGACGCATGTGGCACGGCTGTTTCTTTGGTGGCTGAATTGTATGGGCACTGGTACCATGGGATTGCTCCGCGATACAAAGCCAAAACAATGGCTTTCGACTATGATAAGGTACCATATGGAGCATGGACAATTGATGGAGATTACCTAGACAAGCGGAAAATGTTTCGAAGCCACAAATTTACACTCGACGACCCAAAGTGTATGGAAGCTAGAAGAAGGTGCGTGGCCTATAATTTCTCAGGCGTGTCTCCAATGCACTTATCACCCACTGGGTTGGTTAAGATTGCATATGTGAATGATTCGGAGAGATTGAGGGTAACGTGGGCAGAACAACATCCGGAGTTCGCAGCAACGACATATAACATCCAAACAATGTCTAGCATATACCGTGTAGCAGCCGCCTGCGGGTTAATTTTGACGCACACCGATTCATATGCCTTCGGTGAGGTGCAGGGGGCAACACATTGGATCCATATGCTAAGCTGCGCAATTAGCTTCACAACATCGTCGTTTTTATCGATAAACGATCTTGCACCCCGGGACTGGATTGGAATTGACAACAGGGACGACACACAACATCGCGAGTCTGTGATGGGTGGTTTAAAAACCGCATTATACGGTGGTTTGATAAACCATGTAAATATAGAACAGTATTTTGGACATATACCAGAATGGGATTTGGACATCATGTCGGAATACTACGGAGTATCCGCATATAATAACATTAATTGGATGACCTTCAGTCCAGTCCCATTTCACGCAACTTGGCAATGGGTCTGTAAGCTACAATTAGAAACGGGAGCACCCATGCCAAAAGGAATAACAACCTTTAAATACAATTCTAAGAACTACGATTGTATTAAGTTGACTAAAGAGTGTAATGAACACAAGATGAATAGCGTCTGTGCAATAGATGTGTATCGAAGATGTCCAACCGTAGTGGCCCGAGAGCCAGACGCCAACTACGTACCCATCCTTCAGTGGATAGATAATGTTAGTAGGTATTCATCAGTGTTACTGCCAGAAATGTCAGCTTTGGTAAGTAGAGAAATGTACGAATCCATGACCTTCTGTGCACCTATAGATAATATAGGGTTGGCATACTCAGATAAAACAACATGGTACGTATACGGATCAAACTACAACTCAGGAGACCCAATCATCACCGGTACTAAGGTGTCACAAATTCTGTGGCCCGATCCTCCCACCATAGATGCCATGTGGAACACGGCAAAAAACTATATACTGAAACCAGCAGCGTCGGCCCTGGTGGGATTCATTACAGGAGGGCCGGCGGGGGCAGCGGTGTCAGCGGGCTCAACGGTGGTAAACCAAGCAATAAACGATCTGCTATCACCGAAAGTCCGAGAGGCGCAGAAGAACAGACCAGAAACAACCGTGGTCCAGGACTTGGAACAGAAGACGTTGACAAAACCGCAGTCAAAGGTGGAACAAGGGAAAACGGTGGAGTTGATTCCGACGACTTCGGAGAACAAGATGAAACCGCTGACCTTGAACACGACAGTGAAATCAACCCCTACACCAGCCGCAGAGACCATGGTGTACAAAGAACCAATCAAGACACTATCAGTCCTGGACGAGAGTCCAGTGAACGAGTAAGTTTCGGACATTACGGTGCCGACGTAGCGTACAAGGAAGAAGTGAGAGCCGTTCCTACAAAATTGAAGCGAAGTAATCAGTTTAAATATCAAAGTATTTGGAACGAAATCGAAGAATTCCTGGATACATATAAATTAGACATACATGCTCTAAGGAAAACACCTAAAAATATCCAAAAATTGGTGAGATATTGGGGTCGTGTCCCACAATATTGGCCTAAGAATGTAACGTGTTCCTTTCCTTTATTCTTGTACGCAAAATGCATTCGTGCAACTGGGCAGACAAACTCATGGATGGACATTGTCAAAATGGTTTTGAAAATACAGACAATCATAGCTGGGTACAACATCGATGAACTATATGCTAGCGACGCGTGGAGACAAATATTAAAGGCGATCAGTGGCAGGTTCTTCCCAGATGTGTTTTCGAAGGGTCCATGTTATATGCTGTTTGTCCATTTGCACTGGTTGACGGCCAAGTGTCCGTACACAACTGAGCAGATAGTGAGCGACATAACTGAGTGGGTTGATTCTAAGATGGAAGGAAGAACAAAAGAAGTTGACCAGACGATATGCGACAAGGTTTTGGATAAGGTGGTACTAGAGTGGTATAAAGGTGAGGCAGGAGGTTTTTTATCATTCAAGGATTATTGCAACGATTATGTACGGTGGGGTACCAGCGGCGGTGCTCCCAAAGCCGAAGTTCTCGGGCAAGAATATAGGTCTAAGTGGGCTTGGGCCATTAGTCATGCAACTAACGCAGACGGTAGTCTAAAAGAGGATTACGACCTATATGAAGAAGCACTGAAAGAAAGAACCAATAGTGTTATAGCATTGAAAGAAGAACCGGCGAAAACCAGAGAAATAATAACAACAACAATGGCATCGTACCTACGTCAATCTTATTTGATGTATCGTTGGGGGAAACCTAACATACCTTCCCCTATATCAACTGCTACTTGGATGGGTAAATTCGAAAGAGCGAGTCCATCATGGTATGGAAGTATTGACGGTGAACGGTTCGACCACTCTGTTCCAAAACAATTCATTATAGGGCTAATGAACAGGCTAGGTAAATTAGATAGTGAAACAAGACAAGTGGCTCAGGATGAGATAGAACACATGAATGAACTGAAAGTAATATGGGGTGAGAAGGAATGGAAATGGGAAGGAGGACTACTGAGTGGGTGGAGAATAACATCAATAATTGGGAGTCTGTTGAGTTGTTGTGTGGCGGAATACATAATCAGTAAGACTCACATGGAAGGAGCGTTACACTACGGAGTGATGGGAGACGACCTCATAATGTACAGCTATAGAGAAAAATTGGAAAGTGCCAAAATGGTAGAGTTGTACAGAGAATTCGGTCTTAAGGCCAATCTAGCAAAAACAACATCAGGTAGCGTGGGTGAATTCTTACGGCGAGTACTGTCGAAGGGAGGAACTTGGGCATACCCAGCATTGGGTTTTAGATCAATTGTGTACGCAAACCCTTGGTTAGATCACTATACTTATAACGAGGAGGCGGAGGTATCCAACTGCTGGCTAACATTTCTGAGTAGATTATTACCTCATTGTTATAAGAAAACAGGTGATGTGGTGTCTCTGATTATGCGAAGATTGAAGGGGAACTTGTCTATGTTATTTGGAAAATTGGACTGGGATAGCTGGTTACGCACACCGATATCAGCAGGCGGAGGTGGAGCCCTTGAATTTAGCGACGTATCTCGATGGTCATACTTGGACAAATTGCGAGACACTGATGTTTTATCAAATAAGGCTTTCATGTCATCAGTGTTTGGATTAACACCATATAAACGCATTTTGAAGCCTATCACGACTATGAAAAAATTAGATTTAACGACTGTAATATATTGGAAAAACCAACTGAGGGGAGTCGATACATCTCCACACTCTTCTTGGTTTAAACATGAGACTAATATAACTCGACTGGTATATGATTATGTTTTCCGCAAAATTCGATTGTCTGAATTGCGAGGAGGACTATTGCACGCGTTGCCTCGGGGACTGAGAGTCACGAGCCCTCAGCGCGTGGTAGATTTTCTCATGAGGGGGACGAAAGAGTATACGGGAATAACAACAATCCAACATACCAAAGACTCAATGCAAGCATACTCTGACATAGGCGCACATGTTGTGCGTGCTATATGTTCATCGAAACGATTCACAAACGTACGGCATATTTCAGCCGCAGTGACTTTATACATGATGGAAATACTTAAGGACGTATATATTCCATATGGAACCTGGTGAGAAGAATAGGTGCAATTAGGCTTGAGGAGATAAGTGTGGGAACCTAATTGTGTGCGCCTCTGTAAGTGACCCATACACGTGTGATGTGCCCTTCCTCCGTGGACCTTTAGGGGACTTCGCGGGGAGGGGCTCACATATGTC